AATGTCATATCAATTAAAAGTATTAAAAGATCATCCGATAGGATTTTGGCTACTTGATGAAACTTCAGGAACAACCGCCTCTGATTATTCTGGATGCGGTAATAATGGAACATATACAGGATCTTTAACAACTAATATTTTTCCATTAATCCCAGGCGGAGTATCTGCATCTAATATAACAACTACTCAATATGTAACATTACCTGTTACTAAGGATTATTATGGTTCTACCGCCAGCGGCGGGTTTGCTAATAAATACACGTCAGACAATGACTTTTCTCTTGAAGTCTGGATATATCCTAAGATAACAACAACAAATACTACAACAATTTTTGCCGATCCCGCAGAAGATATAGGAATTTATTGGGAAAAGGGTAATATAGTTTTTAAGCTAGATACAGAAAGACTTGATTACACGGTGGAGGAATCTAGTAGATCTATGCATATAGTTTGCACATACTCACAAAGCAGTATGTCAATTTATGTAAATGGAATAAATGCTGCATCTAAACCACTTTTTAATTTTAACTTTACAAATGCATCATTGGCCCTACAAATTGGACCAACAGCAAATGTGGCGGATTCTTTTATTGTAGATGCACCAGCAGTATATAGGTATGCATTGACACCAGATCAAATATTGTCACATTTTAATTCTGCAAATATAATTAGCCCAATTCAAATTGTTGAGCCAGACAATGGTCAGCTTTTCTTGGCAACAGATAATAATATAAAGAAACCATTTATTTATAAGTATCCATCAGATGTTCAGTGGTCAGAATTTTATGATGCGGAATTATATCATGATCAAGTAGAAAATTATATTTCAGTAATTCCAACAGATACTGTGACCGCAAAAACTGTTATCTTGTACGATCAATTTTCTATACCATCAAATGCAGATTTTATATCTTCAAAAGTTGAGTGGTATGGAACAGAAGGCGTTACAATAGAAACAAGTTCTGATGGAACAACTTATACTGCTTGCGAAAATGGACGAACAGTTCCTCAATACAAATTAGGAACATCTTCATTTAGCACCACTAATAATATCTATGTCAAGATCACCTTGACAACAACTGATGCCAGCAAATATTTGCCAAAGTTGTATAATTTAAATTTTTATTTTTATGATACAAAAAGAATTTATGCTATAAATGGCGGAGATTATATAGAGCCAATTCAGCCAACGGCTGGAACAGTAGATTCTTCAGTGTGGGATTATGACGTATCTTCTTTATCCTATGTTCCATTATCTCGTAAAGTAGATAACGGTATTAGGCCATATGCCCCAGGATTTTCAATCAATACTCTTAATAATGTTTATTCTGTAGAAATGATGTTTACCCCAGTATCTACTGCCGCTAATTACCTCTTATTTGCTGGAACCGATGTTTATTTTTCATGGAACGGATCAGGGGTAATAGCAAAAAATAATATATCGGCGGTATATGTAGATGGGGTAGATAGATCGTCTGCTACTAACATATCAGCTTTCTTGACAGCTGGCGAAATGCATCATATAGTGCTGGTATTTTCTAGCACAGTAACATCAAAAATTTGGTTTAATGTAAAGGTTCTAAGCAATACATGGACGGACGCAGGCCCAAGAAACCTTTATAGTTATATCTCAACATATAATACTCAATTATCTCAATCAGTAGCTCAGAATCATTATAATCTTTATACCGACAGGTCTTTGACTACTGCAGAAGTTCCGTCATTTGCTGTGACAGAATCTGCCGTAAACGTGTATAATAATGACTGGCTTATAATTAAAAGCATATAATCTGTCATAAACCTTGACAAAAAGATGGACTTAGGCCTAAAAGAATGGTAAAATGATGCTCTATGGATATCAAACGCACCAATTTTAAGATCAATGATGAAGAAACCATTCTAGGCATTTATGTGTGGGAAATGCCAGATGGAAGGTGGATTGGTGATGACGATAACAACTACTTGTCAATAACTTCTAAAAAGGGAAATAAGCAGAGAATAGAGATGTTGGCCAAAGCAGTTAGATCTTATGGTATTTATGAAGGTCAGCCTAAATTTTTGGCTGGTAAAAGAAAAATTAATGACGAAGAATTTGAGAATCAACAACAAAGGTTGAAGTGGGGCCTAACGCCAGATCCTCTTGATATTGGAGAGTATAAAGATCAAATGCGGGCTTTGAACAAAGGGAGACAGTAATGGAATACTTAGAGGATTCAGATTCAAACGAGATTCAGATCTCGAACTCTAATGATTGGTTTATGTTTAATAATAAGACTGTAGAGAAAAGCAATGATCCATTTAAGGCGGATGCAGAAGAGTTAAGAAAAATGTCTGGTCTGTCTCCAGCGTTTCGTCGTAAGGTTTCTAGAGATTTGCAAAAGAGATTTGCTGGAATTGATGGAGCCGAAACACAACAGAACCTCATGGCTCAAGCCATCTCTGGCTACAATATGTTTGATCTTATTGAGCCACCATACAACCTTGAGTACTTGTCACAAATTTACGAAATATCTTCCTTTAACTACGCAGCAGTAAATGCAAAGGTTTCAAATATTGTCGGCTTGGGATTCGACTTTATTGAAACTCGCAAAACAATGGAAGCGCTAGACGGCATTGACGACGAACGTCAATTGGAGCGGGCACGTAGAAAGCTTAATAGAATTCGTCAAGATCTTCATGAGTGGCTAGAAGATTGCAATGAAGAAGAAACATTTAAAGAAACTCTTATTAAGTTTTATACAGATGTAGAAGCAACTGGTAACGGCTATTTGGAAATCAGTAGAACAACCAACGGAAAGATAGGATATATTGGTCATATTCCAGCAAAGACAATGCGTGTTCGTCGTTTGCGAGATGGCTTCATTCAATTGCTTTATGGTAAGGCAGTCTTCTTCCGCAACTTTGGAGATCAAGAAACTCCAAATCCAATAGCAGACGGATCTGATCGTCCTAACGAAATTATTCATTTGAAGAAATATACTCCGATGAATAACTATTACGGTATTCCAGATATTGTGGCGGCAGCAAATGCAATGACTGGAAACGAGTTCGCAGGAAAGTATAACCTTGACTATTTTGAAAACAAGGCTGTTCCACGATATATCATCACAGTAAAGGGTGCAAAGCTTTCTGCAGAATCAGAGCGCAAGCTCCTTGAATTTTTCCAGGTCGGACTCAAGGGCAGGAATCACAGGTCCCTGTATATTCCATTGCCAGCAGATAGCGCAGAGTCTAAGACTGAATTTAAGATGGAACCAATTGAGGCTAATCCTCAAGAATCTTCATTTAACGTTTATCGCAGGTCTAACCGTGATGAAATCTTGATGGCACATAGAACTCCAGTAAATAAAATTGGAACTCCAGAAGGAATTAATTTAGCTGCAGCTCGTGATGCGGATAAAACATTTAAAGAGCAGGTATGTCGTCCAGCTCAAGAAAATCTTGAAAAGAAATTAAATAAAATTATTAGCGAAATGACAGATGCGCTTCAAATTAAATTTAATGAGTTAGCTCTTACCGACGAAGATACTCAGTCGAAGATTGATGAGAGATATTTGAGAATGCAGGTAATTACTCCTAATGAAATTAGAATTCGAAAGGGCATGGTTCCTTTGGAAGGTGGAGATCAGGTAGTAGAATTAAAGCCACAACAGGGAGCAGAAGAAAGAGCTAAGGCAAATAATTCTAGAAGGCGTGATCAAGAAAGAGAAAATACATCCCCAGATATTTCAGGGGAGGGCCGAAATGCAAAAGGCGATGGCCCTCAAGTTGAGTAGTCTTACTCAACCATTATTTGCCTTTTTATATACAAATAGATAAAATTAAGCATATGAATATTGAGAAATCCTTGTGGTCTTCTAATGGCGACAATATCAATCTGTCTGTGCCGTTCACAAAAGTTAACCGTGAAAAGCGCACAGTATCTGGTTTTGCAACACTAGATAACGTTGATCAGACTGGTGATCTTGTTACAGCAGAGGCAAGCATTAAGGCATTTGAAAACTTCCGTGGAAACATTCGTGAGATGCACGGAGCAAATGCTGTTGGCAAGATGATTTCTTTTAAGCCAGAAACATTTTATGATCCAAATACAAAAGAGTTTTATAATGGCGTTTATGTAGATGCATACATCTCAAAGGGTGCACAAGATACTTGGGAAAAGATTTTGGACGGAACCCTTCAAGGATTTTCAATCGGCGGAAAGATTATTGATTCAGAGAATGAAGTAAATAAGGCTACTGGTAAGCCAGTTCGTTTTATCAAGGATTATTCGTTGATGGAACTTTCTGTAGTAGATTCACCAGCAAACGAGCTTTGCAACATTTTGTCAATTCAAAAGATGAACGGACAGCTCTTGTTCAAAGGCATTGCTGCAGAGACACAGGTAGAAAACATTTTTTATTGCGAAGATAGCGATTCTGTTTTTATGTCAACAGACGCAGAATATACTTCGCCAGTTAGCGGAAAGCCAGCAACATTAATTGGCTGGGTTGAAAGCTCTGATGTAAACAAGTCAAAGGAAATAGATAAGATTCTTGATTCGTATAAGCAATCAAGATTACCGTTGCCTGATACACAAATAATTGCAAAACAGGCAAACGCAGAAGGAGGTAATGAAGTGTCAGAAAACACAGAGAATGCAGTGGTTGAAGAAACAGCTCCTGCAGTTGAAGATGCACCTGCAGCAGAGGAAACTGCAGTTGTTGAAGAAGCTCCTGTTGCCGAAGAAGCAGCAGCTGCTGAAGACGCTTCTGCCGAAACTCTGGAAAAAGCAGCCGACGTATCAGAAGTTGAGGTTGATGAACCTGATTTTGCAAAGATGCTCGGTGATCTTAAGGGATTTTTCGCAGAGACTCTGAACAAGGCATCCGAGGCAAACTCGGCACAAGTTTCCGCTATTAAGGAAACTGTAGAGACATTCAGCAAGAGTGTTGATACAAGAATTTCAGAGCTGGCAGAACAGCATGCAGCACTTTCAAAGGCTGTAGAAAGCATTAAGAACACGATTGATACAGTAGAAAAGCGTGTTGACGCAGTAGAATCAGAGACTGCAATTAAGAAGTCCTATGACCTTGGCGGGTCACAGGAAGTAACAATAAAGAAATCAAAATGGAACGGTTCTTTCCTCGGTTCCGTAGATGAATTATTCAACTAAAAAAAGGTAGGTGAAAAAAGAATAATGAGCAATGAAACATTAGAGAAGGCTGTAGCAGCTAACACAAACGTTACAGCAAACATGACTGGATCAGCTGGTGCAACAACTGGCATCCACGTCGGCTCTGAAGGTAAGGGTGGTCTCCTCAATCCTGAGCAGTCCGCACGATTCCTTGATTACATGTTCGATGCAACAGTAATCGGTAAGGTGGCTCGTACAGTTCGCATGAGAGCTGACACCACTGAAATTGATCGCATCGGTGTCGGGGAGAAGTTAATGAAGCTCGCAACTGAGGCAGATGATACTGCCGCAAATGCAGCAGTTACATTTTCCAAGATTTCCCTTTCGACAAAGAAGCTTCGCTTGGATTGGGAGCTTTCAACTGAGTCCCTTGAGGACAATATTGAAGGTCCAGATCTAGAAGATCACATCGCACGTATGATGGCAACACAGGCAGGAAATGACATTGAGGATGTTGTCCTTAATGGAAATACTGCACTCACATCAGATGCACTTTATAAGTCTTTTGATGGTGTTGTTAAGAAGTCAAAGCAGTACGGTCACGTCGTAGATGCTGCAGGAGCAACAGTCTCCCGTGCAGTATTCAACAGCGCCCTCAAGGCACTTCCACGTAAGTACAAGCAGCGTCGTACAGATCTTCGCTTCCTCGTTGGATCCAATCTCATCCAGGACTTCCTGTATGCTAACAGCATTGGTACCAACCAGACAATCCCACAGGATATCGCTTCAAGCATTATCCGTGGAGATGTTGCGCCTCTCGGCGGTCCAGCAGGTTATGTCGCACCATTCGCATTCGGTATTCCGATTGTTGAAGTTCCTCTTCTTAATGAGGCACAAGATGGTGACTACTCGGGCGAGACAGGTAATCATGGAGATATCCACTTGACATTCCCAAATAACGTTGTTATTGGAATCAAGCGAGATGTCACAGTTTATCGTTTCTTCTGGCCACGCAAGGACTCCATTGAGTACACACTCTACACACGTGTCGGCGTTCAAATCGAACAAGCTGATGCATGGGTCGTTGTCAAGAACGTTAAGGTTGCTTCCTAATTATTAGGATTTAAACCCTGGGAAAGCCCCCATTAATTTGGGGGCTTTTCATTTTAATTTACTAATGATATAATTAAACTCACGAGACTAAGGAGATATTAATGTCTTTTGATACATTAAAGATATCTGAATTGAAGAAAATAGCCGAAGATTTCGGTGTTGATATAGAAGATAAAAAGAATAAAGCAGACATTGTAGCTGCATTAGCAGAAGAAGGCGTTACGTGGTCTATATATGCAAAGACCCTAGAAGATTTGGAAGAAGATATGTCAGCAGATACAGAAGTAAAGCCAAAAGCAAAGTCGTCTAATCCAGAGGACACAGTACTTGTCAGAATGACTAGAGAAAACTTTAGATATGACATTTTGGGTCATACTTTTACAAAGGATCACCCATTTGTAGCAATGGATAAGGAATCGGCTCAAGCAATCTTTGATAAGGAGGAGGGTTTTAGGTTAGCGACTCCAAAGGAAGTTCAAGACTTCTACAACTAATCTAAGCCTAAAAAATGGCAGAGGTATATGTAAACACTAATGATCCCATAGTAACAAAGATATTTTATTCTGGGGAGATCATTGATGCTGATGGCCAAGTAACCGCCACTGTATATGATATTACACAAGACCCCTCCATTATTCCCGCAGTAAATCCAACGACACCCTTGGTAACATTTACTGCAACCAAATTAGACAATGATTTCGGCACTTATAAAATATCAGTGCCATTTTCTGTAACAAATAGGCAAAGAAATCTTAAAGTAAACTGGTCTTATCAAATCAGTGGAACAAACGCAAACCACAATCAATATGTCGATGTTGTTGTTCCATACTGCAATTTTGGTAATGCTATAGAAGATTTGTCTATTGGAACAGATCCTAGCGATCCAAAATACAGATCTTACCATGAATTAAAGATGGCGGAAAAGTATGCTAGAAAGCAGATAGAAGATTATACGGGTCAAGAATTCTTCTTGTATACTGATACAGAAATTGTATATGGAAACGATTCTGATATACTTCCCCTCCCGTATAAGATTCATGAAATTCATAAGGTCTATGCAAATGATATTTTGCTTATAGATAACTTAGCAAGTCCTGCGGTTAATAATTGGATATACACTCCACAAATAACAGAAAACGGATTTGGAATACGAATTGATAGAACAGATTTATTAGATAATACTGTATATGTTGCAAACGGCATGGTCCCGCCAACAATTAACGATACATATACAGGACAGGCATTTGCAAAAAATGTAAGATACAGAGTTGAAGGAAAGTATGGATGGCCAGATGTTCCAGATAATGTTGAGCAGGCATGCATACAATTAATGGGCCACTTCTTTGAGAAAGATAGGTATTGGAAAGATCAATATATTAAGAGTGTTCAGACATTTGATTGGCAGGTAGAGTACACAGAAGGAATTTATTCTGGAACTGGTTGTAGTTACGCTGACAAGCTTTTGTCTGGATATATCTTAAATCAAATGGTTGTGATCTAATGTATAGCATTGTAGATTCTATACTTTCCATGAGGTTGGATATTTATATTCAACGGGATGTACAGGATCCAAATACTGGAGCAATCGTAAAAGAATGGATTTATTATAAAACTTTAGATTGCCACGCTAAAGGTATCATCAGTAATTCGGTTACATCACGAAACGGTGATCGTCAGGTATTTGATAACAGATATATAAATGATCAGCTTATACAGGTTCGTACCGCAGAAAAATTAACCCTTCGTCAAAAGGTTACAAATGTTAGAGATAGCGAAAATAATGTTATCTGGACAGAGTTAGATTATCCAACGGAGACCCCAACAGTATTTGAGGTTGTTGGTGTTACCCCGATTACAGATCCATTTGGCAGGGTCATTGCATTCAACAGCACAATGAAGAGATCGGAGAACCAGACAATTGGAATCTAAATTTTTACTGGTTCAGGCAGCAAGCGGACTTGAGCGACTAATGGTCGGCGGTTCGACAAGAGGTGTTCTTAAAGATAGCCTCGTTGCTCAAATATCTGCTGCTATTTATTACAAGTCTCACGCTGTTATAGGATTGACTGAAAGCCCTAAAATAAAAGGAGCATTTAGAAAGATTATATTTGAGCAGATACAAGAAGACTTTGGCCTCTTTATGGATGCTCAGGCAAGATCAAAGCCTAAAACATATCATCATGTTTACGAATGGAAAAAGGCTGGCAATAAAGAATCTAGATTATTTCAATTAAACACTCTACAATCAGAAGGAATGTCATTACGATTTTCTTATTCATTTAAGCCATCAACATCTTTAGTGCCATCTTCAAACAGCAATCGTCGCCATGTATTTGCACAAAAGGCTACAATTATGGAAGAGGGCAGACCGCTAAAGATTTCTCCACGATATGCAGAGCGTTTGATATTTGAGAGCAAGGCTGGATATACAGTTTATATGCCAAAGGGCGAATCTGTAACTGTTAATCGTCCAGGCGGAAATGCAGTTAAAGGTTCATTTAGATCTATATACAAGATGTTCTTTACTGGAAATCTTGTAAATCTTTCTATCAAGAAGTCTGGATTTCAAAGGATATTTACTGCAGCGGCTTTAAGGGCATTAAGTTTGCCATCTGATATAAAGAAAGTAAAGTATACATTTTCTCCAAATGCAGTAAGATCTAATGCATATGCGGCGGCTAACGGGATAGTAATATGACAGTAGACTATACATTAGATGCTATGCTAGAGCTTAGAAAATTTATCTGGTCAGATCTTCTGACCCTCGATATCTTTGATGATGCTCAATATACTACATCAAATGGCGATGTAATAAATCCAATAATTCCAGTACAGCAGTCTGAAGTTTTGAATCAATTTTTGAGCGGGAAGAAGCATATAGTCTACGATAAGATAGGTATGTCATATGAAGATAATTGGTTGATTTGCTGTGAGCAAATCCTATTTACAATATATGCGACCAATGTATCAGAAATTAATCAATTTAGAAACTATATGGTTGATAGATTCCGTCGAATGGACGCATCCGCAAGAGATGTAAATGGGTATGCCCAGTTATCAGATAAATTTAAATTCCACAGCATATTTGTTGCGGATATATCCCCAACGGCACCCTCAAAAGAATTGGCTGGTTTCTTTGCCTCAGACGTGATTTTAGAGATAAAGTATTCAAGAATAACAGACGGGGCAGGCAGGTTTACATAGTTTGCCTTATGACCTTTTATGGCCTAAAATTGGACATAGAGGAAAGGGCCTAGCCAGCCAAAAAATTTAATAATTTAGAAACCACAGGAGGTGGAATTAAATATGGCATTTAATGCTAAGAATATTATCATCGGTGCAGCACCGCTTAATATTACTACATTAGACTCAACAGATGCACTGTACACAGTTGCAGATCCAACAGCTGAATCATCGTTCGCAACAGGATCAAACGGGTCTATCGTAGATGGTAATGGAGATCTTCGTTCGGCAGTAGTTGGTGCGACAATCGCAGGCAAGTATACAAACGTAGGTTTTACAAACAATGGTCTTCAAATTACCTATAACCCAACATATGGTTCTGTAACCGTTGACCAGCTTCTTGATACAGCTAAGCTTTTCAAGGAGTCCATGGAGGTTATGCTTGCTACAGAAATGTCTGAGGCAACACTGTTCAACATCTTGACAGTCTTCGGTCAGAAGTCTTCAAGCCGAACAGGAAGCCTTACAGCAAGCACAGCTGAGACTCTTAATATTGCTGGTGGTGCTCTCCTTGAGGCACCAACTGAGCGTCAGCTCGTTGCAGCAGGTGCAGCCCCAACAGTAGCTTCACCAAATACAGAGCGTGTATATTATGCACGACGTGTGTTGTCGGTTATGCAGTCACAGTTCAGCTTGGCTCGCAATACCCCAACAACATTCCCAGTAACCTTCCGTCTTCTTCCAGACTCAAATTACGCTGGATCAGAATATGGTAAGATTGTTGATCGATTCCGAGCAGCATCTTAATTTATAATTTAATATTATAAATAGAAAACCCTCGCAAAAATGCGGGGGTTTTCTGCTTGTGTTAATAATACCCTTTTGTTATAATAATTTAGACTATCCATAAGGAGGATATTTTGGCTACTACAGTATATAGCGTAGAAGAAATTGAATTACAAAATGGTGATGTGGTACAGCTTAAGCCACTATCAATCAAAGAACTTAGAGAGTTCATGAAGGCAGTACAGAAGACTGCAGAATCAACATCAGAAGACGATACACTTACATTTTTAATTGATGCGTGTGCTGTTGCTCTTAAGAAGCAATCCCCAGATCTTGTAAAAGATAGAGACGCATTAGAAGATGCATTGGACGTTCCAACAATCAACCGCATTCTTGAAGTTTGTGGAGGGATTAAGATGGACGACCCAAACCTACTAGCGGCGGCGGTTCTGGCTGGTCAGAACTAGACCTTGCCGCTTTATTAGGTGAAGTATTTCTTTTAGGTGCGTGGAAAAACTACGAGGAGCTAGAAGAAAATATTTCAATGCCAGAGTTAATACAAACATTTAAGGCAATGCAGAAAACTGAAGAAGAAAAAAGAAAATTCTTAGCATCACTGCAGGGAATTAAATGGGAAGACGAAGTACAAGAAGGTCCTACATTTGAAGATGTTCAAAGGAAGGCCATGGGAATAGATGCAGATCAAAATGATATCGTTTCCCTCCAAGGAGATTTTGCGTCTCAGGCTGGATTTGGAATAGGAATGGGTATAGGATACTCTAAGGGGTAAACAAAAAGTAAATGGCTGAAGAGCAGATAGTAACGAATATAGTCGCTAACGCTGACTTTTCAAACCTTATAGCAGATGTTAATAGGGTTACTGCCAGCCTTTCTGAAATGCAGCAAAAACTTGCTGCATCAAACAAAGCTCTTGATAATCAAATCAAGGTTATCAATACCTCATTTGCCGAAACCCTTAGAAGCACTGGACAATATTCTACACACTTTTTAACACTTACATCGGATGTAGAAAAGTTTGGGCGGAATCTTGATGCTGGTAGATTAAAGCTACGAGATTACTTTAGAGTATATCAAGATCATCAAAAGACCTCATCTGGTCTTATCAGAGATCTAGCAAAACAGCAGACTCAATTACAAAACGCTATATTGCAGCCTTTGGGTAGAAATGCCCAAGGGCTTATGCAATTTAATGTGCATGTGCCACGTGGATTAGATTTAATAAAGAATAAAACTGGCTTAGCAAAACTTGAATTGCAAATCATGAATAAGGTTATTCAGGATGGTGCAGTTCAGCTTATCAATTGGGGTAAGAATACTCAGTGGGCTGGTCGTCAGTTAACCGTAGGTCTTACAGTTCCACTTGCAATGTTTGGTAAAGCCGCAGCAGATGCATTTAGACAAGCCGATCAAGAGCTTACACGACTAACAAAGGTTTATGGAGATGTGGCTGGAACATCTGCAGAAGAGTTAGGAAAAATTCGTCAAGAGGTAACAGAAACTGCTAGAGAGCTTTCTGCAACTATGGGTGTCGGCTTTAATGAAACTATCGCCCTGGCTGCTGATATTGCTGCTACTGGTAAAACTGGAAACGAGCTTCTGGGAGCACTTACAGAAACAACAAGGCTTGCAGTGCTCGGTGAAGTTGACCGTGCAGAAGCCATGAAGGCAACTCTAGCTATTCAAACTGCATTCAAGCAAAATACTGAAGAACTCTCAGCCTCAATCAACTTTTTAAACGCAGTTGAAAACCAAACATCTACAAGTCTAAATGATTTAGTAGAAGCAATTCCTAAAGCTGGTCCTGTTGTAAAACAATTGGGCGGAGACATACAAGATCTTGCACTATATCTTACAGCAATGCGAGAGGGTGGAATTAATGCATCTGAATCTGCTAACGCATTAAAGTCTGGTTTAGCATCTCTTATTAATCCAACAAAACAAACAGTTGGAGTTATGTCTGATTTTGGAATCAACATTCTTGAAATGGTAAATAAGAATGCTGGTAATACTACCAGCCTCTTATTTGATCTTCAAGCCGCATTAGATAATTTAGATCCACTTCAAAAAGCACAAGCAATTGAGCAGCTATTCGGAAAGTTTCAGTTTGCAAGAATTAGCGCATTACTAAATAACCTTGGCCGTCAAGGTAGCCAAACGCTACAAGTACTTGATCTCATGGGCGAAAGTGCTGGAAACCTAGAAGCAGTAGCTGGACGAGAGTTGGCGGCAGTAACAGAATCAGCATCTGGAAGATATCGTAGAGCAATAGAAGGATTAAAAGCTGACCTTGCGGGAGTTGGAGAGCAGTTCCTTACTATTTCTACAAACTTAATTAATTTTGTAGATGGTATTGTAGATTTTGCAAATAAGCTTCCTAAGCCAGTAAAGCAAGCTTTAGCGTTAGTTGGCGGAATCACAGCAATTGCTGGTCCACTTATCATGCTTACGGGTGTTCTTGCTAACTTCTTCGGTTATATTGTTAAAGGTCTTTCTCATATGCGGGCCCTTTTCAAAGGCGGGGAAGGCTTTAGATTATTAACCCCAGAAATACTTGCAGCAGAACGAGCTGGAAGTTTAATAGAAAAAACATTTTATAATGATGCTCAAGCAGCATCTATCTTAAATACAGCACTTAAGAATTTAATTGATAGCTTTACTGTTCTTCAAAGCAAAGCTGCCGCTGGACAATTTTCTGTAAATCCAGCAGTGTCAACTATGGCAGGAAATGCAATAGTTGCATCCTCGGCGGCTGGAAGAGTTGTAGATCCAAATAATCCTTTCCTTGGAAGAATGGGAAGTAGATCTTCTGCTCACATGAATCCAAGAGATCCAGATAATCCAGCTACTATGTTTGGACTTGTTCCATCAACTGGACCAGTTAATCTTAAAGTTGGAAGAAATCCAATGTTTTATTCTGGCGGGGATATTCCAAGTATTAAAGGAGTTACATCATTCAATAGGGTTTCTTCTGGTATATATGCTCCAGAAGCTGCAAGATGGCATGCTCTTATGGCTACGCTGGGCATGCAAACCCGTCAAGAAATGGAAAACCTTAAAGATACAATTGCTTCTGGCGGTGCTGTAAGCAGAGAAATAATGACAACGTTTGACGACATCTTGCCGTTGATGTCAAACGTAACAGATAATGCTGCAAAGCAAACTGCTTTAATTGTAGCTGAAATGCAGGCTGGTAAATTAACAATCGCACAAGCTCGTGAAAGAATTATGGCATTAAATGCTCAAGTTGAAGCAGAGCTGGTTCGTACCGCACAAATGTTTGCAGCATCAAGAGGGCGAACAATAGATGTTACTAAGGTTCCAGGACTTGATCAGCCAGTTGTAGATTTATCTGGTAAGTCTAATATGAGAGAGCTTTTCCACAAAGGTCGCTCTGCTAGAATGATGGAAGCCCTTGGAAGAGCAACCAGAACAAGAATGTATGGCGGACCATATAATATTGAAACTACAAAACCACAAGGATTAAATAAAGGCGGAGAAGTATATACTATGGCTCAGGGCAATATAGTTCCTGGTCCAAATGTAAATGCAGATGTTGTTCCAGCATTATTAACTCCAGGAGAATTTGTTGTAAATAGAGAGGCTACTGCTAGAAATCTACCATTGCTTCAAGCAATAAATGGTGGCACAAGAGAAGCTGGCCCCAGTAGTATGCTTGGAGGATTTATGTCTTCAAGAGCAGCAAATGCAATTCTTGGAGTGTTTGGTGTAGCAAGTAAATCACAAAAACCAGCAAAGCTAGTTGGAAACTGGGGCATGCTTATGCCAAAGAGAATCAACGATCAGCTTGCAAGGAAGCGTGGAGCAAGGGGAGCATCAGGTTTAGAGCTAAAGATGCTTTTAAATGATCCAAACCGATTAATTGATTTAGAAAGATTTTTAGTATTTAGAGGCGTAAAGCCAACAGATATTGCATCAGCTAAAAAAAGAGTTGCTGCTAGATTATCTCAAAAATTAAATTCAAATGCTGTATATGACGATAAAACATTTGGTAGACTTTCATTTTCTGTAATAGATGAAGAAGTAAGAGCATTAGAATCATCTTATCCTGGATTAAGTCTTGCATATCAAAAAGATAGAATGATGCCAGGAAGAAGAGATACAGCAAGTTCTAATCCTGCAAAACATGGTCCAAGTCCAACAGCTATCAATGTCCCTGGAATGCGTGGCAGTAGTTATGGTTCTGGAAAGGGCGGAGATGTCTGGGGTCATTTTTATGACGAAGCATTTGATACAAACATCGCACAACTTGGTAAGGCATTAGGATTTAACAAAGGCGGCAAGGTTCCAGGATATGCAGTTGGCGGCAAGGTATTAAGATATCAAACAGGTGGCGGACCAGTTCCAGAACTTAAATTTGCTGGACCAGAATTAATTGCAGCAGCTCAAAGAGTTGGTTTAATTCCAACAGAACCTCAAGCACCATCAAGAGGAAGAATGATGGGCGCTGGAATAGCACGTATGGGAATTGGCACTGCAGGGTTCATGCTTGGATCTCAACTTACTGGCGGCAGCATGTTTGGAGGAATGCTTGGCGGAATACTTGGAGATATAGGTGGAACTGCTGCATATAATGGAATTGTAAATTATAATAAAGCAGTTTTAGAAGCAGAAAAAAGAACAAGTTTATTTAAAAAAGCTGTAGCTGGTTTTAGATCTTTGCCAGGACCAGTACAAGCAGTATCTGCAGTAGTTACTTTAGGTCTTGTAATTAAAGGCGTAAATGATCGTATCAATGAGCATCGTAGAATTGTTGATCAGGGATTTGCTCCCACAGAAGATGTTGCTAAAAAATTAAATCTACAATTTGAAAGTACAGTATCTGTTTTAAATAGAGTTCAAGAACAAATGACTGCTCTTAGAGAGTCTGGACAGGCATTTGCAATGACTACTACTGGAATAGGAATTCCAGGAGTAAGTTTAAGCATAGAAGAATTTGATCAGCTTTCTGAAAAAGTAAAGTCAGATTTTCCAGATTTAATTGAAGTATTTAACAAGGCAAAAGCAGATGAAGTTGTTACAAAGGCAGAACAATTAAAAGCACAATTTATTGCTGGTGGTATGAGTGCTCAAGAT